GGGTCGAGCACGTTGAGTTGATCCTCGTGAATCCACCACGCGAGCCGGCGCTCATTGTAGGGATCCGCGATCAGGCGGAAGCTGCCGAAGTCCGCGGGCATGATCGCGTAGCCGTCGTACACCTCCGCTGTCGCGGCGCCGTCCGCGTCCCCGTACGGCAGATCGAGCACGATCGTATTGGCGTTGGTGAACGTCTGGATCGTGTAGGCGTTGGCTTGGCTGCCGACCCGGAACTGCCGACCTGCATCGGCTGCGACGAAGAGCCCCACCGAGGTGACAGTCGCGGATCCACGAGTGACCGTGACGGCCACCGCCCGCGACGCGTTGACGGTCAGCCGGAACTCCCCTCGCTGGAAGCCCCAACGCCTGGCCGCCGCCAGCTGTTTCCAGGCCGAATTGACCCACGCGCGGGCGAGAAAGGTCGGTGCGGCTGCACAGTACAGTCGCACCGTCCGCCAACAGTAGCCGAAGTCTTGCGCCACGGATCCACGGTCCTAGTTGCCGATGACTTCGACACAGCCAGTAAATGTGGAGAGGTTCACCCCGTTGGCGACCTCCACATTGGTGTTCGGCACGAACCACTGCAGCCGATTCGTCCCACGATTCCAGGCGCCGATCCGGATGGTGGTGCCATCCGTGATCGACGTGATCAGGATCGCGGCGATCGACCCCATGCCGAAGATCGCGGGCAAGACGTCCTCGCCCCCGGTGACGTACGCGGCCGGCCCCGTCCACTGCGCCACACGGCGAATGAAGCTGCCGCTGTTGTCGAAGTAGTTGCCGACCGCTCGGGTGAATGGCATCGCCCCCTCCTTTACGTGGTCTCCGGAATGTCGAGATCCACGAGGACCCGCGACTCTCCGGCGAGGACGGTGAGCGGCGCGGCCACCCGGCCCATCGCCACGTGCGTCGGCGCGGTGCCAATCGCGATACGGGTCGCCTTGCTCGCCGTCGCCGACGGGATGATCGTGTCGCCTGCGGCGAGCGCGGCCATATCCGCATCGAGGACCTTGACCTGTTGCGGCCCCGTCAGTTGCACGCACATGTAATCGCCCACAGCCGCCCACGATCGGGCAAACACGCCAGCGACATCGTTGCGGCTGGAGGCCGTCGGCGCCGTGGTGACGAGGTACTGCGCGCGATCCGCCCACCATGCCGTCGCCCCCGGGTAGGGCGCGACGGCCATCGTGGAGTCGGTCTTGACGAGCTGATACCGCTTCGATCGGCCCGCCGAGGCGGTCTCCACCCCCGGCGCCGATCGCTGGGGATTGAGGACCGTGAAGCGACTGCCGAGCAACCCCGGCGCATGGAGCGTCGGGGTCGATTCTTGTTCAGGATCACCGCTCTGTAGGTAGACAGGCGGCATCTCCCATCGACTTGGTGACATGCAGCCTCCTAGCTGGTGATGCCGTGCAGGATGCGCGAGAGGCGCAGCGCCTTCACGGTCAGGTTGCCGCCGAAGAGAATCTGGCCCGAGACCTGATTGTCTTCACGCGCGCCCTTGAACCCGGTGAACCCGAACGCGAACTTGCTCGACTGCGCGATGTACAGCCGAATGTAGGCATCGTCGCCCTGCGGGCCGTAGTTGAGCCACGCGAAGGTTTCCGCGGCCGCGTTGTAGTTGCCGAGATCGGGGTCGTTGACCCCGTCCGCGCCCGGCATGTACTGCGACATCATGATCGTCGCTTTGTCGAACTTCAGGCCCGGCCAGTTGATCTCCGGCTGGGTCGTATCGACGATCTGATGGGGCAGGAAGTTCTCCGCGATGAAGCCCATGCAGCGATTGGTCGTGATCCCGACGCCCGGCGCTTCGTTGCCGATAATCGAGGAGAAATACGAGTGGCGGAGCACCCGGTAGCTGATCGGACCGCCGACGTTCGCGGCGATCAGGCCGGTGGGTGGATTGAGCGCCGGCGAGACATCGACGCGGGTCTGGCCGCCGTAGGACGGGAACACGTTCCCGGCCCAGGAGGCGTTCACCCCATCGTTGTAGGATTCCTCGACCCCGTTGATCTCCGCCGAGCGGTCGTCGCCCGGCAGCGCCTGCCCGTGGCGCATGAAGGCGATCTCCAGGATGGCCGACATCGTGAGCGCGGCCTGCTGCATGTCCGTGCGGATCACACTGAAGGCGGCGCGCGGCCCCGCCAGCTCGACTTCGAGGTCTTCCAGGAACTCGGTGACGTTGACCTGGTAGTAGCGCGGACTGAACAGCAACCCCGTGCGGGTCTGCCGGCGTTGTACGTTGAACGCGGTGCCCTTCTTGTACGCGCCTCCTTGCATCGGCTTGTACATGAAGTTCTCTTGAATCTGCGGGCCGATCCACTTCCGTGTGAAGCGCGCCTTCGCCATCGCGATATTGGGCCCGGCCTTGAAGTACCCGTCGACGACACCCGGTTGGATCTCCTTGGTGACCGTGGTGTTCACGTCGTCGAGCTGAATGATGCCGACCACCAAGAGCGCGCCCGACGCGCTCTCCAGATCGAGCAGCGCCCACAGCCAGACGGCGAGCGCCGTGAGGAGGGGATGCGATCGCAGCCAGAGGGCGGCGTCGCGGAGACAGTACAGGATGCGCACGGGCGATGACTCCTTTATGGGACCTACGTGCTTTGGCGCGATGCCGTCAGGCGCTCGTACTCCGCCACGGCGGCATCGAGCGTGTGGACGGCGGGTCCCTCTTTGCTGTTGAGGACGTCGAGGACCGAGGGGGTGGCGTCCCCGCGGAGCGGGAACGGTTGCCCGACCAGCTTCGCGCGCTCATCCTTGAGGCGCGCCTCGACCAGATCGTTCACGCGCTTGTCGTCGGCTTCCTTGGCTTTCGCGGCGAGGCGATCGCCGTATTTCTCCTGGTACGCATCGGGCAACGAGTACACCCGTCCCGGCTGGCCCACGATGGGCTTCCCCACCTTCGGGTTGGCGACGAGCTCCTGCGCGTCGAGCACCTCGCCGAACATCTGATAGTGCCGGAGCGCGAGCGTGGGCATGTACGCGGTGAGGTTGACGAAGTCCGGCGCCTGCGCTGAAATCTGCGCATCGACGAGCTTCTGGATCTCCTCCACGGTCATGCCCTTGCCCTTCGTGTCGTCGTCGTCGTCCGTCCCACCAGCCTTCAGCTTGTCGATCTCAGCCTTGAGCGCCGGGTGCTCGATGAGCGCCGCCTTGTTCTTCTCGTACCAGGCGTCGAGGGTCTCTTTGTGCGTGGCCACGGCGGCTTGCGTGGCCGTGAGCGCGTCCATCTTTTTGCTGTAGTCGGTGCGAGCCAGCACGCTGTCCCCGACGAGGGTGACGGCGTCCTTCGCTTCCGGCTTCTCGAACGCCGCCTTCACCTGTGCGCGTTCTGCCTCGGGCAGTTTGGCGAGCACGCCAGCGAGAAACGACGTTCCATCTTCAAATGCGCCCATGTGTCAACTCCTCCCACGAGCCAACGCCTCCACCGGGATGGTGGGCCAGCGCCTTCGTGATCAGATACTGCCTGCGCCGGCGATGCCTCGATCCATCCCCCCGCCTGGGAACGCCGGCCCAGCCGCAGTTGGGGAGATCGCCCCTGCACCTTCCGCCATGATCTCGGCGAAAATTTGCTGGAGCAGATCCTTGATGAGCGCGAGCTGCGCCGCCTTCGCGGGGAACAGCTGCGCAACACTGTCGACCGCGCCGCCGATCGATTCGCCCGCCTGCATCACGCCGCGCAGCATCTCGGGCGGAATCTGGTTCGTCGGGACGCCGCCGGGCGCGAGCCCTCGCATCGACATCGGCGCGCCGCCCTGGGCATCGCCCATCGCGGTGGGCGAGGGCGGCGGACCGTCGAGCTGCGAGGTGTCGGGGCCGCGCGGGGGGAAGGCCATCAGCGACGCCCTCCGGCGATTCGGCGAAGACTGGCCATCTGCTTGCGTGCGATGCCTCGCGCGGCGTTCAGGCGCGGGCGATCACGCCGAGTCTGATCCGCCTCCGTGAGCGTGCGCAGATCGGACTCCGCGCGCCATTTCCGCTCCTGCTTGTCCATCGATCCCTTCGTCATCATCGGCCCATACATCAGCGACGGCCTTGCATCAGCGCGCGCTTGGCCGGCGGGACCTTCTTGCCAGGAGCACGTGCTTGGCCAAACGGGACCTTCTTGCCAGGACGCGTGCCCTTCCCCTTCATCTTGGTGTACGCATGAAAGCCCGGCATCACCGGCTCATTTTGCGCGCCCGCGCGAGACGCATCTGCTTGGCGCCGCGCACGTTCGAGCTGATGTCGCGCGAGGGCAGCGGTCGACTGGCGGCCCGTTCGGCTGCGACGCGCCTGGAGACGTCCCCGAGGCCCGGCTGCGGCGTCGGAATGTCAGGCGCGCGGCTGGGGTGAGGCTTGCCCCCGTCGGGGTCGACGATCTTGCGTCCCTTGGTGGCGGGGTCGTAGACGCGGGTTTGTCCCATGTAGGCAGCCACACAATAAAAAGGGCCAGACCTTCGGAGAGTGAAAGGTCTGGCCCGGGGTGACGGTGGACCGAGGCGAACTGCAGCCCCCGCTGCCCTCGATCGCGTCAAGTACGGACGACGATGCTCAGGTAGGGTCGACTAGTTTCTCGCGCTTGTCAAGACTCCCCTCGACGAGCAGCACCTGAATGCCCGGGAACTCGACGCGCTTGGGGACGCCGTCGATACAGTGCACGGTGAACGATCCGGTGTAGCGGCGCGTGTAGATCGTCTCGATCGTGGAGGCGTAATCGTCTTCGCGAATGACCAGCCGATCGAGCGCTTGCGTGGATCCGCTGATCGCGGTGATGGTCACTTCGACGACTCCGTGATCGTCTGGCGGCCGTCGGACTTGGTCTCCTGCTGGGGCGGTTCCTGCCCCGACGCTTTGCGGCCCGCTGGCGATGCGGTCTGCCCGATGCCGAGGAGTGCCTGCGCCTGCAGGCGCTCGGTGATCGTCGTGGGGACGCGCAGCTCCAGCAGCTGACCGCCGGTGGGATCGAGCACAAAGGTGCGCCCTGTGCCTTCGTCGGTGAACTGCGGCGGCGCCATCATGCCCGACGACATGCCCTGGATCACGCCGGGTTGCTGGAGCTGCCCGAGCAACCCCATCAACACGGTGGGCGGCGGCGGTTTGAGGGGCGGCAGCGGGATCGCGGGCGGCGCGCCGACGTTGGGGGTCTCCAGCGTTTCGTGCAGTGACCAGAAGTCCATGTAGCCCTGTCGCGAGAGCTGCAGGTTCAGCATCTTGCGTTCCTGCGCGTTGATCGACAGGACGGAATTGGGCGCGACGACGAAGACCAGCTGCTTGTGGAAGTAGCGCGCCCGCTCGTCGCGGGTGGTGAGCGACTTGTCCAACTCCGGGGTGTAGCCGGGCATCCCAGGGGCGAGCGCCGGCACGAGCGACTCGGGATCGAAGTCGAAGTCGTCCAGTGTCACACCGCCCTGTCCGAGAATCTGCACGCGCTTGGCCGTCGAGAGGAACTGGAAGTAGTTGACCTTGATCATCTCCGCGAAGTCGCGCAGGAACGCCTCGACCATGCGCGCTTCCTGCCGGATCTCGGGGGTCAACGCTTCGTAGTACTTCGAGATCGTGTCGGCCGACGGGAGTTGGCGGAGCTGGAGGAGCGCCTGGAGGTTGGCGGTGCCCGAGAGCCCCTCGAACTTCAACGTGAGCTTGTCCCAGAGGTCGAGACACATGCCCAGCACCCGCGCGTTGGGACCGTCTTCTTTGCGCCACGGCTCCCCGAACCCCGGCATCGTGCGCACGCGCTTGCCGGGTTTGCGGGGATCCATCAGCCGCATCGTCGCTTCGGAGACCGCGTTGCGGTTGTAGGTGATGTCGGGATCGACCCACTGCTTGATCCCGAGCCGCACGTCGTGGACCGTTTCGTTGATCGCGTCCTGCACCGGGAGGAGATCGTTGAACAGCGGGATCCCGAGGAATTGCCAGGGCACGCTCCAGAGCTTCAGCCGCGCGAAGGGGAACATCGCGTGCCAGTAGGTGTTGGGGCCGTCGTAAATGATCGCGTCGTCGGTGGCGACGATCAGGCGCTTGCGCGGGTAGAGGGGCTCGTTCGGCTTGATGACCGTCGCCCAGTTGCTGCCGGGCGTGCCGAGCGTGAAGGTCTTGTCGGTGAGGTTGCGCGTGCGATCGGTGAAGTACGCGCGGTAGAGCACGACCGTGCCGCGGCGTGAACGACGCGCGGTCGCCGCGGTGCCCGAGGCGATCGCGTCGAGCGGGTCGGCTGGCGAGATCAGGCGCGAGAGCCCGGTGCGGAAGCGCCCCATGATCTTGCCCAGCGCGGTATCCGAGCTGGCCTTGAACAGGGCCGCCTTGGTCGGGTACATCCCTCGCAGCACGTTCACCGTGTGCTCTTCGCGGAAGCACACGCCTTCCCAGAATTGGGGCGAACGGGTGAGCGAGGGGCGCAAGGGGAGGGTATCGCGGGGATCGCGCGCCGAGAGCTGGTGGGCGCCACCGAGGGGGGCGTGCGGATCCCAGTCGATCACGAGATCGCCGCTGCCCGCCGCGAGCGAGTACTTGACGACGTCCCCCATGTCGAGGTCGAGCATCCCGGTGATCCACTCCGAGAGCGCGTACTGGTTCAGCAAGTTCGCCTGGACGAGGAACTCGGGATTGCCCTTCCAGCCCACCACTGGCTTGAAGTCGGTGAGGGCGCTCACATGCGCCTGCATCGCCTTGCGCGACTCGTTGATGGTGACCTGGGGGAGGTACTTCAAGCGGCGGTGCTCGGCGGAGAGCTGCTCGCCGACGATGTACTGCTGCGCGCGCTCGATCGAGTCGTAGGAGGGGTCGGCGCGGTTGATGAGATCGCCTTCTTGGACCCACTCCTTGAGCCAGCTGAGGACGCGGAGATCGCCGTGCTGCAGCGACTCGGCGGAGGTCGCTGGCAAGTCCAGTACGCCGCTGTTCGAAAATTCAGCCATGCAAGTCCTCGGTGACTTGCAGCATCACCGGCTCGAAATAGTGTGACTCGCCACACTTGCCACAGCGTGGGCTGCGCCAGATCCAGTGGTGGAGATTCTCGCCCCGCGCGATCGCCGCGCGCTCCTCCTTAGTGAAGGCCCATTCGATCAGCACGCGGCCGTCGTCGAAGATGAGCGCCGGCAAGGTAACGAACTCGGCTTGGTGCTCGGCGATGAGAACGAGCTTCGAGCCCGCGTACTCCACCACCGGTGTGATCGCTTCCACTACTCGCCTCCCCGCAGGGCGCTCGTGTTGTGATCGCCGACACCGGGGCCGAACGGGGCGTCGGGCTCGTCGGTGGGAGCGGAGAAGGCCCCCTGGCGCCCAAACTTGCGCTTGCCTTCCGCTGTCGGCGTTTCGCCGAGATTATACGACTGGCTGAGCGTCGGCTGATCACGATTGCTCGGGTCTTGGGCCCAGCGCCGAAAGATCATCGGCTGCCCCTCGCCGTTGCGGAAGGCTTGCTCGGCCTCGCGTTCGACCCGCCGCATCGTATGCAGCGAGTCGATGTGGACCGGCTGTCCACGGCCATCGGTCGTGTGGAAGCCCTTGAAGCCCGAAGTTTTCACCCCGCCGATATCCATGGCGGTGGTCTGCGGGATCCAGACCATTGGCGCACCGCAGTGCTGCGGCGGATCGGCCTGCGCCCCAACGGCCACCGAGCGGTAGACGTCAGGGGTGAGCTGGCCACAGCGGGCGCACCAGTAATCGTGTAACGGCACTACAGCCTCTCGACTTCGATGTACGAACACTGGCCGACGCGCCGGAACTCGCGTGTAGGAAAAACTCGCATCAACGGGGGCAACGGGTCAAGCCACCTCAACGGATGGTAGTGGGTCAATTTGAAATCCCGTCCAGCTTGACGAAACCCCACTGACGGGGTGACCATGTGTCATGCCTAAGCGGACTAGCAAGCCGAAGCTCGACACCGTGCAGAATGCCCGCCGCGTCGTCTTGGCCTCTGTGGGAGAGCCTGACGCCCTCCCAGAGACGCCGAAGCCCTCCCGGTCGGTGATCTCTCAGGTGATGGCCGACATGGGCCGCAAAGGGGGCCTGATTGGCGGGAAACGCCGTCTGGAAACCCTCTCCGACCGTCGCCGCAGTCAGATTGCCCGACAAGCCGCCCGCGCCCGCTGGGGCAAGAAAAAGAAAACCGCCGCGTAGTCCAAACGAGGATTGGCGAGGGCACAATCCGACCGTAGGATCGTCACCCAGGGAGGCATAGCTATGGCTAACGTGGGTGAGAGTTTCAGAGTCGGAACGAATGCTCCGGAGACTGGTCGTTACAAACACTCGGTCTGCTCCAATACGGCCATCTTTAACAAGGGCAACAACCTGGCACCATGCACCAATAGCCAGTGCCCCAATAAAGGGGCCAACTGGATTCTCCAAGAAAAACTCACGTAGGCCATCGGGCCACAAATTCAAGAACGTCTCTATCCCCATAACCGAATAGCTTTCCCATACTCCATGCGCCAACGGACGACACGGGTAATACGCGTAAGTCCTTGATAATACGCATCGTGAGCGCGTGCCGATAAATCCACATAGACACACGCTCACGATTCACTCGTTCGACTCTTGACCGGCATCCCTCCCGCACGACAAGTGCCCGCAGCGTCTTGGCGTAGGATGCTGGGAACTCCAGTTGTCCAGCAAGACGCCCTCCAGTCTTAATCTGCTCGCAATAGGCCACCACCTGGCCGCACAAGTAACCTTCGATATACGCATTCTTAGTCGCCGCACGTGCGGGCCGAGCCACTTATATTGCCCGTCGCTTTTCGCTTGACATGCTAAAGCGCTTCACCCAGAAGGACGCACAAATCCACGTCATCAGTGGCCAGATAAACAACAGCACTAGAATGACGAATGAAACCCATTCAGCCCATGGTGGAAACTGATCCATTACCAGAATCACGGCCG